TTAATTCAGCAAGTACAATCACTACATCAGAACCAACGGCTGGTGGTATACAAATACAACTAGTAAATGCTAATGCTACTAAAGATGCTATATGGGATGCATTCTCAGGAATGAGAGCAAATACATCTACATTAGTAGGATCATTTATATTTGATTCTGTAACAAGTGAATGGGTACCTGTAACATCTGTACAAACTGTAGGTAATACTGTAACTGTTTTATTATCAGATGTAGGTTCAACTGCATTAGCAGATTTTCCAACAGGTGCAGCTGCAAGTTATACTTATATTAATGAAGCTGACTTTGGATTTGTAAGAAATACAAATGTAAATGGTGGAGCTGCTGGAATTATTGGTTCTTATGGATCAACATTACAAAAGCAATTTGCTAACGGTACTTTAACTGATGGCGATGAAGCAGTCTATAAAGATGCATTAGGAACATATACTTCATTCTTAGCAATGAATGCTATAAGTTTTGGATGGATTATTGATGGAACTGGAGCAACTGCTGCAGGAACTAAGAAAGCAATATCTGATCCAGCATATTATTTACCAGCTGTAAGCATTACTCCTTATGAACAAGATTCATTTACTACATTAACATCACAAGATGAGTTTACTATTGATAGCACAGGACAATTCCTTAAATCAGATGGAACAACTTTATCTGGGTTAAATACATTAGGTGTACAAACACTAAAAGGTGCTCTTAACCTTACTGTAGATATTGTAGGTGATTCATTAAATGAACCAACATTAAAGCCAAATGAAATTCTTATTGCAACAACTTCACCAGAAGCTGCTGATATTGTTGTAGGAAATTATTTAGTACATTTTGAAGGTTCTGCTGCAATACCACATTCTAGGCTAACAAGAATTAATATTGTTGAAGGTGGATTAACTCCTTCGGAATATTCAATTATTCCTGCAGGAACAACTGCAATTAAAGTTACTGCTCAATCTGAAATAAGTGTAACTGCACAAGGTGCTTTAAAAACAGTAGAGGTTTATTATCCAATTGATTCTTGGGTAGATTACCTTAACGTATTTGAATTACCTGGATTTAAATTAGATGCAACTAAACATGTACCTGATGGAACAAATTCTAGACAGAATAAATGTTTAAGTCCAATATTAGGTGGAACTAATTTATATAAAGCTCTAATTGATAGAGAAACAATTAACTTCCGTTATGTAGTAGATACTTATGGAAATGGAATTGAAGCAAATTGTAAAGCTATTTATACAAATTTATGTATGGCTAGAAAAAATGCATTTGCAATAGTTAATTCTCCATCAGCTAAAGACTTTAAGAAAAATACAGATCCAAGTTTCTCTGATGCAACTGGAGGGTTATCCTCTAAGTTTATATCTGAAGGTGGAGATCTTGCATTAAATCCAACAATTAGATTTTCGTTACCAGCTGCAACAAGCGGTGGATCGTTTGGAGGGTATTATTACCCATTCTTAACTGTTAGGGATTTAGGTAAGAACATAAGTGTACCACCTGCATCATATGTATCAAATAACTTTATTCTTAAATATGAAAACGCATTACCTTGGTCAATCGTAGCAGGTGTAAGACGTGGAGTAATAGGCGGAAACGGGGTTGTAGGATTAGAAATTAATCTTGATCAAGAAGATCGTTTCTTCTTAGAGCCATTCGGAATTAATCCGATTGTATTCCAAAGTGGAACAGGACCAACTATCTTTGCAAATAAAACTGCTCAGCAAGTTCCAAAATCTGCTTTAAGTTCAATTAACGTTAGAGAGGTTGTAATTTATATCCAAGATGGTATTGAAGCAATTCTTAAAAACTACTTATTTGAATTTAATACAGCTCAAACAAGATTAGAAATTAAAACATTAGCTGATAACTTCTTATCAACTGTTCAAAATGACGATGGTGTATTTGATTATAGAAATATAATGGATGAAACTAATAACACACCAGAAGTCATTGATCAAAACGTAGGTATCCTAGATACATATATTGAACCAACAAGGGGAATGGAAATTCTTGTACAAAGAACAACTATTTTAAGAACTGGTGCAATTAGTACAGGAAACTTTCAATAAGAAGCAACTAAAGACGAATATATAAAAAAACAATTAAAATATGCCACTACCACATTATACCCAATCAAGGGCCAGTAGCCAAAGGTACGAACCTATTCAGCCTAACCTATTTGAGGTAACTATATTTTCACCATTAGGGGATGATACGGGTTTGATCTTAGAGCAAGTAAAATCAATAGGAGGATTAAATAATATTAATCCAACAATTGAACCTATCAATCAGAAATATAAATTTGCTGATAGATCATACGCAGGTATGCCTGCTTCAACAGTAGTTGATTTAACAATTAACTTTACTCTTAACTTGAATGAAGCAAATGAAAACTATATTTATAATACTTTCCGTAATTGGAATAATTTAATCTATGATCCATTAACTGGTGAAATGGGATTAAAGAAAGATTATATAGGAAGTATGATTGTAGTTCAATATAACAGAGCAGGAGATATTTTCAGAAAGATTACATTTAAAGATGTATTCCCAACTGGACAACCTGATTTTGTGGATGAATTGTCTTATGAAAACCAAGATGCGGCTGAATTAACAATGGCTTACCGTTGTGATCACTGGGTTGAAGAGAACGTAGGAGCATAAATTAAATATTAAACTGGGAATATTAAAGTATTCCCAGTTTTTTTGCTTACTCCTTAATATATAATATAAAATATATAATATAGAAATGATAATCTATAAACTACAACAACAAAAAACAAACAAGGTTTATGTAGGATATTCTGTAAATGATAATCCAAACAACCTTGGAACAGGTAAATACATTAAAAGAGCAGTTAGAGATTTTGGAACTAAAGCTTTTAGTAGAGAAGTTCTAGAAACTTTTGGAGGTTCTGAACCTTTAAGTGATGTTTTAAAAAGAGTTGAATATTGGATTAGTAAATTTAAATCTGATAGTCCTAAATATGGTTTCAATGAAACTGTACAAGAACTTATTCCTCAAAAGAAAAGACTTACTAAAAAATTACAAGTTTTATTAACACCTGAAGACGAAGATAGTCTAAATACAATAATTATACAAAAATCAATGGAAACTGGTATAAAGCCTGTAGCAATTTCTAGATATGTAAGACAATTAATAGTAGAACATATTGTTGATGAAAATAAAATTGAAAAACAATTAATAAAAAACAATTAAAAAATGTCAAAAGAGCACGAAGAAAATATTAAAAAGGAATTTGCTGCTGCTGAAGGTATTGCAGTAGAAGCTACAGAAGCTCCTAAAGAAGTAGTCAAGGAATTAGGCAAAGTAGATGTTAACAGACAAATGGATAAAACAACCTCAGATGATCCTGAAATTAAAAGGTTAAATGCATTAGTTGGTTATACTAAATTAGATCTTACCACATTTCCATCAAGAGGTAAATTTTATAGAGATGATTTTGAAATTCATATTAGACCTGCAAAGGTTGCTGAAATTAGAGCATTTTCTACAATTGATGAAAATAATTTAAAGGAAGTAGATGATGGATTAAATAATGTTGTATTGTCATGTTGTAAAGTACAATATGGAAATCAAAGAGGATCTTATAAAGATGTTCTTGAGGAAGATAGAATTTATTTAATTTTATCAATCAGAGAATTAACATTTAAAACAGGAGAGCAAACATTAATGATGCCTGTTGGAAAAAAATCATGTAAAACTAATACATGTAAATCACAAGCATCTGTTGAATTGAGAACAAACAATTTACAATTTAATACTATTGTTGATTCAATTGAAAAATATTATGATGATGCTGATAGGTGTTATTCTATAACAACAAAAAATTATGGCGTGATTAAATTAGCACCACCTACAATCGGTGTTATGAGAGCTATAACTGATTATATCAGAGAAAGAGAAGAAAAAAATCAAAGCTGGGATAAATCTACTCTAGCCATCTTGCCTTATCTACAGAGAGAATGGCGTGGATGGAGTGATAAAGATATATTTTCTTTGATTACATCTTTTCAAGGCTGGGATGCCACAAAATATACAATTGTGTATAGATTATCTGAAGATTTAAAAATCGGTGTAAAGCCGGAGATGGGATTCCCATGTCAAAGCTGCGGTGAGGAGGTCACCGTTCCGCTCACGTTTCCCGGCGGTATCAAGGCTATGTTCATTATTCCAGATATCTCTGCTGAACTTCTTTAAAGTTAGAGTATTACTTATGGAAAAGTTGCATCTCCAGCCTTCAGAGCTGGATTTGCTGCCTTTCTATGAATATGAGTATACATTAGAAATCTATAATGATTTATTAAAAGAGCGTAATAAGCAAGAGCAACAAAATACTAAAGACACACAGGATAAATACAATATGGATGGCATAAAAAGCCAGGCTTCTAGCCAAATGAAAGGTATGAAAGCACCGAAGATGCCTTCAATAAAAATGCCTAAATTGTAAAAAATAAAAACCTAAATGGCCGCTGTAACTTTAGCAAATTTAATGGACCCTCTAAAGAAAATAGAGGCTGCTGCTAATGAAACTAATGAAAAGCTAGATTCCCTTATTGCTGTTTCTACTGGAGCAAGCAATAATGGAGGAATGGCTATTGTTGGTGAATTACAAAAGCAAACAGGATTACTTCTAGCAATTGCAGAAAATACTAGACAGATAGATGAAAAGTCTAATCAGAGTTTAACTAATTTTCTTTTTACACGTAAACATAGAATGAAACTCCTTGAAGCTATTAAAGATGGCGGAAAGAAGAAGGCTGAAGGTGGCGGTGCTGCTGCTGGTGGTGGCGGTGGTGGTAAACTAGCAGATTTAAAGGCATTAGGTATAGGGTCTATTAAAACTGCAATGGGTATGATTCTTTGGGCAATTGTGCCTAAGAAAGGTGTAGACAAGTTTGTTGACTTTATTGAAAGAACTTTTACAAAGCTAGCTGACCAAGACACCAAAAAAGTACAAGAAGGTATTTCTGCTTTAGATATGATGGGTGGTGCTATATTTAAATTTGCTAAAGGTTTAGCATTAGCCACACCTCTTTTATTAATTGGAGCAATAGGAATACCAATTTTATATTTAACTACAATATTAGTAACTCCATTATTTCTTTTGCTAGGAATGGCAGAAAAACAAATTAAAGGTGGCGCAGAAGCGTTAGAAGGTATAGGAGGTGCACTTATTAAGTTTGCAACAGGATTAGCTGTTTTTGCTTTAGTTACTGCTTTGGTAATGATGGGTGGCCCAACATTAATGCTTGCTATGGGTGCCACATTATTATTAATTGGCGGAACTGTAGCTATTTTAGGATTAGTTGATAAACAAATTAAGAAAGGTGCTGTTGCTTTAGGATTGATGGGAATTGGTCTTGCTATATTTGGTTTAGGTTATGCTCTATTTGCATTCACTATTGCTAAGACTGCACCAACACTTGAATCTATTGCAATACAAGCAGGGGTATTAATAGGTATTGGTTTAGTAACTGCTATTTTAGGTTCTCTATTCAGTTTAATTATTCAAGGTGCAGCTTCATTAGCTGCTATGGGTATTGGTCTATTAGTATTTGGATTAGGTTATATACCATTTGCTTTTGCTACAAAAGATACTACATTTGAAGATGTTGGTGTACAAGCTGCATTACTAACTTCATTAGGATTATTATTTGCTGCTGCTGGTGCAGGAGCCTTATTTATTATACCAGGTGCATTAGCCTTTGCCGCGATAGGTGGTGCATTATTATTGTTAGCACCAGGATTACAAGCAATTAAAAAAGTTACCTTTACAGAAGATGATGCTAAAGCTTTAACAACTACATTAGCTGGTGTTAAGTTAGCATTCGTAGGACCTCCTAAAGGCGGCGGTGTTGGTGGATTCTTTAAGAGTATAGCTGGTGCAATAAGCGGTGGAGCTGATGCGGTTGCAATGGTATCAGCTGCTGCAGGATTTGCAGCTGCAGGTAAAGCATTAAGTTTATTATCAGTAGGATTAAAAGATTATCAAAAATTAGATTGGACTTCTGAACAAAGTGTACAATTAGCAGAAGTATTATCTGGTATAACAACTGCATTTGCTCAGGCAGGTGGAGAAGCAGCTACCCCAACAGGATTATTTGGAGCTGTATTTGGAAATGCATTCAGTCCTAATGCTACCAAAAAAGGTATTGATTCTGTTATGGGTGCAGGTAAAGCATTAACTAGTATAGCAGTAGGTTTAACTGAATTTCAAAAATTAGTTGAATCAAAAGTAGATTTTGATGTATTAGGTGAAGCTATATCTACAACAGTTGGTTTTATACAAAGAGCGTTTGCTGCTGTTGCTGAAGAAGGTAATGTTGATGCAGGTGGATTCTTTGGATCTTTATTTGGAATTAAAAAGAATAAGGTAGCAGAAGGTATTGAGTCAGTACAAGGTGCTGGTAAGGCATTAACCGATATTGCTGTAGGTTTAACTGAATTTCAAAAATTAGTTGAGTCTAAAGTGGATTTTGTTGCAGTTGGTGCTGCTATAACTCAATCAGTTGGTTTTGTACAAAAAGCATTCGCAGCTGTTGCCGAACAAGGTAATGTTGAAGCTGGTGGATTCTTTGGATCTTTATTTGGAATTAAAAAGAATAAAGTACAAGAAGGTATACAATCAGTACAAGGTGCAGGTGCCGAGCTTAAAAATATTGCAGATGCATTATCTACATTTTCAGGTCTTGAAAATCCTGCGGCAACGGCTGAAAAAATTAAAGTAACATTAGGATTAGTAGGACAAGCCTTTGCTTCTATTGGTGGTATGGAAGAAACTGATACTGGCTTGTTTGGAATTTCATGGGATGAAAATAAAGTAGAAAAAGGTATTGAAGCTGTTGATGGCGCAGGTGCAGCATTAACTGATATTGCAAAAGGTCTTAAAGCTTTTAGTGGTGATTTTGAACCAGTAGCAGTTTCTGAATCAGTAGGTAAATTATTAACTTCTATAGGAACTGCATTTAGTGATCTCTATGCAGCTAATCCTGAAATGTCTGAAGAACTAGATGATTTTAAATCCTTTATAGTAACCTTAGGAGATGTTGCAGAAAAAGGCCAATTAGATAAAGCGGCTGAAGGTATTGCAAAAATTGCAGATTCAATTAATAAAATAGACATTGATAAAGCAATATCATTTGGTAATTTATTTGATAGCGCGTCTAACCTATCAACTGATAGAGGAGCTTATAGAGCATTAGCTAAAGCAGTAGAGGATATTAGAGAAATGATGCAAAAGGCTGATGATGGTCCTAACATATTTGAAAAAGGATTAAATCTTATTGATGGTGGAAGCCGTGGTAAATCTTCTAGTGGAGGTGGCGGTAATGCTGACCTTAAGAAAACTTTAAATTCTTTAAATGCATCAATCAGTTCTTTACCTCAAAACATATCAACTGCAATCCAAACTGTTGAAATATCTGTATCAGGTCCAGCATAAAAACATTCTATTTTCTTAAAACTATCTTTAATTTTAGCTATATAATATTTATAACAGTTAAAGTTAATTAGAATAGTATGAAGAAAAATATAGTTTGGTTTGATTTAGAAACCACAGGAATCAGCACAACAGCTGATCGCATCATTGAGATCTGTATGATTAAAACAGATTTTGATGGCAATGAGATTGAAACTTACAATCAATTAGTAAACCCAGGAAATGTAGCAATGAGAGCCGAGGCTGAAGAAAAGCACGGTATATCTTTAGAGATGTTAAAGGACAAACCAACCTTTGAAATGATAGCATCTGAAATCAATGACTTTATTGGTGATAGTGACTTAGGAGGGTATAATGCCTTATTCTTTGATGTTCCTTTCTTATGTGAGGAGTTTATGAGATGTGGTATTGTATTTAACCACAGAGGTAGAGCTGTAATGGATCCATTCCTTATATACAGCAATTATGAAAAACGAGATTTAACAAATACTTATAAAAAATTCACAGGCAAAGATTTGGAAGGTGCTCATAGAGCTGAGGCTGATGTTAGAGCTACTATGGAAATATTTCAAAAACAAAGAGAAGTTTATGATATGCCACAAACTGCTGAAGAAATTGATAAGGTCGTAAATACTCGTAGAGCAGATCAAGTTGATTTAGGAGGCAAGTTAAAGTTTGATGAAATAAATGGCAAGAGAACAATTGTATTTAATTTTGGAAAGAATAAAGGTAAACCTTTTAAAGAAGTATTTGAAATGGACGGTAGGTATATAGATTGGATTATAGATAAAGGAGAATTCTCAACAGAGTTAAAAGTTATTTGTAAAAAATTAGTTGCAAAGTTTAAAGCTGAACAAAATAAAAATATAGAAATGCCATATTAAACTTTCAGAAAGAGAGAAAGTTTGTTATTATTATAATATACTAAACATAAACATAAGATGAATAGATTAGAAGATGCCAGCCTAGCAACAGATTTAGGTTTCCATAATTATGATTTCCTAGCAGCAGTAGAAGACCTTGAAAAGGTATGCGGTCCAGTAATGTACACGGATCCAGATGTTGATGAAATAACACAAAATGAGTGGGAGATGCAGACTGAGGATGGTACACCTTTTACTATTTATGACTTTAAAGAATTTAGAGAATATCCTAAGTCTGAAAAGATTACATGGCATATAGGATCAGGTAATAGATTTGGGTCAAAGAGAGGGTATGAAGAATTAAAAAGAGCATTCCATCTACATCCTAAGGTTATGTATAATATATAATAAAGTTCATTGAATTACTGGGGGTGACCGGTTTTTGACAATCTGATTGAAATAAGAACCACAGCACTGGGTGATGACCTACATCAATCTTAGCCGACAACGCTGAGTTAGCAATGGCTGCCTAAGTAGGTAAGTAATGCTCATCATGTTATTAGTATGCTTGTAAATAACTAAGATGTAAAAGGAAGCAGATTGTGGTTTTAGTAATGTACCCTAAACATTACAACCAATAGAGCCTTTATAATTTTGTGGCCATGGAATATCAAAATTTGATTTTGGAAGTTTAAAGAAACTTATCCTAAGCTGTAAGAAATGTTTTTATGAATACTTTTTGGACGTGGGTTCGAATCCCACCACCTCCACCACAACGGGGAATTAGCTCAGCTGGCTAGAGCGCCTGCCTTGCACGCAGGAGGTCATCGGTTCGACTCCGATATTCTCCACAAAAAATAAAAATAAAATAGTTAAATAAGTAATGACAACAAATCAAGAAACAAACAACGGACAAACCCAGATTAACCAAGCTAGGAATTCATTTAATGGTAAGGTATCTAAGTATAAAATGTTAGGCGCTAGCAAAAAGGTACAATGGGATAATACAAGAAGAAACAGATCAATATGAAAAAAGATTATGAGTTTGTAATAAAAGTAATAAGAAACAAAGATAATAGATTACAACATTATCCTGCTGTTAAAAACTTAATAAACATTTGGATGAATAAATGGTCAGGCCATAAAGAGCATTCTGTTTACGATGTTTATTTACATTCTCTTAATATTAACCTAAAAAGATCTTTTAGGTAAACAAACCTTTAAACTTACCATATAAAAATAAAAATACATGGCAGTTAATATTGAAAAGAAATACCAGAAATTAACAGATACAGAACATGTATTGTTAAGGCCTGGTATGTATGTAGGATCAATTAAGCCATATACTGAAGAAGTATTTTTACCTACCAAAGGAAAGGATCAATTTCAATTAACTGAAGTAACTTATAATCCAGGATTCTTAAAATTATTTGATGAAATAGTTTCTAATTCAGTAGATGAACATAAAAGAAATTCTAAATTAAATAAAGTTAAAATTAATATAGATATGTCTACAGGATTAATATCTATATGGGATAATGGTGGAATACCTGTAAAGATTCATAAAGAGTATGATGAATGGGTACCTGAAATGATATTTTCTAATTTAAAAACAGGAAGTAATTTTGATGATACTGAAGATAGAATTGTTGTAGGAACTAATGGTGTAGGTAGTACACTTACAAATATATTTAGTAAAAAATTTACAATTGAAACTTGTGATGGTAAAAAACAGTTTAATCAAACTTTCAGTAATAACATGGCTGATAGAACTAAGCCAAAAATTACTAATAAGAAAACCGCTCATACTCAAATAACTTATTTAACAGATTTTGAAAGATTTGGTTTAAAGGGTATTAATAAGAATCATTATTTAATGATTACTAAAAGGCTTATCGACATTGCTGCATGTAATCCTACTCTAAAGATTTTTCTAAATGATAAACCAATTGCATTTAGAACCTTTAAAGATTATGCTAGCCGTTATGTAACTCCAGTCTTTTATGAACAATCAGAACATTGGAAAATTGGTATTGGTCATTCTACTACAGGATTCAAGGCAATATCATTCGTTAATTCTGTTGAAACAAAAGATGGCGGTACACATGTTAATAATATAGACTGGCAAATTACATCTTATCTTAGAGAAAAGATAAAAAGAAAATACAGAGTAGATGTAAAACCCTCTGAATTAAGACAACATTTATATTTGTTTATTAACTGTACTGTTATTAATCCAGCATTCTCTTCACAAACAAAAGAAAAGCTAATTACAGCTCCAAAAGATTTTGGTACAAGCCATGTATTAAGTGAAAAGGTTTTAAGACAAGTTTTAAATTCTGAAATTATACAATCAGTATTAGATTGGATTGAAAGAAAAAAAGAAGCTGATGAAAGATCTAAATTAAGAAAGTTAAATAAAGGTTTAGATAAAACAAAAGTATTAAAATTAATTGATGCAAAGAAAAGAGGCATTAGAGAAAAATGTACACTTGCTATTTTTGAAGGTGATTCTGCATCGTCTGCATTTAGAAGATATAGAGAACCCCAATATCAAGGAGCATTTCCATTAAGAGGTAAATTTATTAATGTTAGAGAATTACCTGCATCTAAAGTTGTACAGAATAAAGAGGTACAATCAATGATGGCTGCTATGGGTTTAAAGATCGGACATGAACCTAAAGACTTAAGGTATGGAAAAATATTATTGTATACTGATGCAGATGTAGACGGTAATTCTATTTCAGCTTTATTAATTAATTTCTTAGGTAAGTACTGGCCTGAATTATTTAGTGAAGGTAGAATATTAAAAGTAGAAACACCTTTAATGGTTGCAAAGAAAGGCAAGGAATCTTTAAACTTTTATTCTGATGAAGAATATAAAGAATGGGAATCTAAGCAAAGAAATTTAAATTCTTGGTCAATTGAATATAAGAAAGGTTTAGCTGCATTAGAAGATGCTGAATATAAGGAGATCATTAGAAGCCCGAGAACCTTTACATTAACAAAAGATAATGAATTTAACAATACATTAGATATCTGGTTTTCTAAGGATTCTACACCTCGTAAAAGCAAGATACTTGGCCATGAAGTAAAAACTATTAATAAAAAATCATTATTTTAATGAAGAGAACAGTAACCTCCTTTTTTGATAAAGAATATTTAGAGTATGCTAAATATGTAGTAGAGAATAGAGCTATACCGAGTTGTATAGATGGCCTTAAACCTACACAAAGAAAAGTTGTTTATATCGCAAATAAGATATGGAAAACTGGTAATGAAAAGCCAATGAAATTATTTCAGCTTGCAGGTAGAGTTGCAGCTGAGGCATTTTATCATCATGGTAATACTTCATTAGAATCATCAATGGTTGGTATGGCTCAAAAGTTTAAAAACTCATTACCATTATTAGAAGGTATCGGTCAGTTTGGATCATTACGATCTCCATCTGCTGGTGCACCTCGTTATATTAGTGCTAAGCTACATCCTAATTTTAGATTACTTTATCAAGATTTTGAATTACTTGATAATAAAATAGAAGAAGGAGAAAAAATAGAACCAGAACATTTCTTACCTATAGTTCCAACTGTTATATTAAATGGTACATCAGGTATTGCTGTAGGTTTTGCTACTAATATATTAAATAGAAATCCTAAGGATGTAGTAGATGCATGTATTGCTGAAGTAAATGGAAAAAGAATAAAAACTTTAACTCCATGGGTTGCAGAATTTAAAGGAACTTTTACTAGAGATTTAGAAAATCCTAAAACATGGAAGATTAGTGGTTCTTATCAAGTTATTAATACTAACACAGTAAAGATCACTGCAATACCTCCTAATTATACATACGAAAGATATGAAGAAATATTAAATCTTTTACAAGAAAAAGGAATCATTACTTCTTACGATGATAATTCATCTGAAACAATAGAATATGTTTTAAAATTTAGAAGATCTGTTTTAAAAGATTTAATTTCTAAAGATAGATTAGAACGAACCCTAAGGTTAAATACACAAGAAACTGAAAATCTTACAACGATAGATGAAAACGGTGAACTTAAAATATTTAATAAAGCTGAAGAAATAGTAAAACATTTTGTTAGTGTTAGATTAGGTTGGTATCAAACCAGAAAAGATTACCTAATTAACAAAACAGAAAAACAATTAGCATTAGTAACAAATAAAGCTAGATTTATTAAAGACATTATTGATGGTAAACTAAAAATTAATAATGTTCCTAAAGATAAAATTATAGCTTATCTAAAAACTAATGATTATGATACAGTACATGGATCATATGATTATCTTTTATCAATGGCTATTCATTCTTTAACAAAAGAAAGATATGAAAAGTTATTACAAGAAAAAGAAGGCTGTGTTATTGCACTTAAAACAATAAAAGCAACAGATCCTAAAGAAATGTATTTAACAGATCTTAAAAAATTAAAGGCAGCAATTAAGTAAACTTTTTTTAAAAAAAGCATATAATAATAAATCAATACACTATGAAAACATTTCAGTTTTGTATTAAACACGATTGCCGAACCGCATGTGAAGCAAAGAATGAAGCTGATGCATGGCAATGGTTAGCAGAAACAAAAAGATTAACAGTAGATGCAGTCAAGAAACTATACTACATAAAATCAAAATAACTAATTATGATAAAAGAACAATCATCAACAGTTGATTCATCAATGATCAACAAGTATGTTTATAATTTTGGTACCAAAACTCTTAAGGTTGAGTTTACAGGTGGATCTTTATATGAATATGCAAACGTAGAGCCTGATTTATATGATAACTTATGTAAAGCAGAATCCATTGGTAAATTCTTTAACGAGAATATAAAAAATAATTTTGAACACATACAACTATTAACAGACTAATATATGACAACAAATAAAAATGTAATTTACGACGCGCTTAAGGCTCAATTTGAAGCACAAAAACAAAAAGCTTTAGCAACATTAACAATTTATCTAACTAATCCTGTAGGAATCGGAGAACACCCTCAACATATAGAGGAAATGGAAACTATAGCTAGATCATTAGCCGAAGCAGATGATGTACTTGAAACTTTAAAAAGAACTTTTGAACCTGCTGAATCGTCAACAGAGAATGAATAAAGTTATATTAATAGGAAAGGCTGCTGCTGGAAAAGATCATATGAGAAAGGTTTTAGAAGGTAGAGGATTTACATACGGTACATCTTATACCACAAGACCTCCAAGAGAAGGTGAAATTGATGGTCAGGATTATTACTTTATTTCAGAAAAGGATTTTAAAAGATTTGCTGATAACAATTATTGGTATGAGCATGTAGAATTTAATGGTTGGTATTACGGAACTAGTTATGACCAATTTATGAATACTTGTAATTTATTTGTAATGACACCAAAAGGGGTAGAAGCTATTAATCCTATTCATAGAAAAGATTGTACAATAATTTACTTAGACATACCTTTAGAAACTAGAACAAAACGTTTAAAAGAAAGAGGTGATCTTAATGATAAAATTAAAAGAAGAATAGATGCAGATGAAATTGACTTTAATAATTTTAAAGATTATGATATTCTCATAAACAATTCTAACTTTTAATCATATAAAAATAAAACATGAGCAAATTCATTATTATAGAAGGTACCGATAATGTAGGTAAAGATACACAACAAGATTTAATTATTAAAAATATGAGTGAACATGTTTTTCATAAGTTACATTATTCTTCATTACCGTTTAAAGATGATAGCGGATATTATGATAAAGAAAAACATGCAACTTATTCTAAAAAGATGTATGATGATATGTTTAAAGTAATGATGAACTGTAAAGATAAAGATATTAATTTTATTTTTAATAGATCTCATTTAGGTGAAACTGTTTATTCTCCACTTTATAGAGGTTATTCAGGTGATTATGTTTTAGATATTGAAAAGAAGTATACAAAAGTATTAAGAGAAGATCTTTATTTAATTACATTAACTAATGATCCACATACAATATTAAAAAGAGATGATGGTAAATCGTTTTATGGTAATGAAGAAGAAGTAAAAGCTGAGGTTGATGGTTTTAGAAGAGCTCATAGGTTAAGTACCATTAAAAATAAATTGCATGTTAATGTTGGTACAATGAGTGCAATAGAAGTTTCTAATATTATTGTAGATTTCTTAAAACAAGAAAACAAAGTAACAGGTGAACCTAAACAATTAAATATGTTTACTAATGAGTAATGCAGAAGATATACTTTATAAAGCTTATGAAGAAGGTATTAGAGATGATGTTTTTAAAGAATCTAAAAGGTTAAGAGAAGAAGATCCTGAAAAATATAGATTTAAAGAATATGTTGATATATTAGAAGAAGCATACAAAATAGTAGTAAAACGAAAGAATAAAAATAATGAGAACATATAGAGGAGATACATTTGCAGATGTTTACGAAAAGGCATTAAGAGATACTTTAGAAAATCCTGAGTATACTTCTTCACCAAGAGGTATGGAGATTAAAGAAATAAGTAATGCAGCTTTAGTTATAGATGATCCTTATTTTCCATTATATGAAAATGATGTAAGAAGTAGTCAATTTAAATATATTGCTGGTGAAACTGTTTGGTATTTTACAGGCAGAAAAGATATTAAATTTATTGATAAGTTTTCAAAGTTTTGGAAACAATTAGATAATGGTGATGGTACTGTAAATTCTGCTTATGGTAATCTTATATTTAAAGAATTACTTTCTGATGGTAGAAATCAATGGCAGTGGGCATTAGATTCTTTAATAGAAGATAAAGATTCAAGGCAAGCAATTTTACATTTTAATAAACCATCTCACCAATGGCAAGGTAATAAAGATTTTGTATGTACTCTTAATGGTGTATTTCAAATCAGAAACAATAGATTAAACTTTACAGTTGATATGAGATCAAATGATCTTATTTTAGGTACAGCAACTGACATTGCATTTTTCTGTTTATTACAACAACAAATGTTAAGTCATTTACAATTACATTACCCTAATCTTAAAATGGGTAACTATACTCATATTGTACATTCACTTCATATTTACGAAAGGCATTTTGATTTAGTTAAGAGAATGTTAGATAAGCCGTTTGAGCCATTGTCATATCCTCCATTAAGAAAAAACCTTATCACTACAAAAGGTCATCCTACTGATAATATGAATCTTTTAGAAAAAGATATTGATTTAGTAGATGTTATTAATGCAGATGCAATAGATGATCCTTTATACAGATGGTTATCTGATTATAGCTTTACTGATATATAATAAAATTAACTATAAGTGTTGAAATATCTAAAACTTTTTGAACAGTTCCTCCATCTAACGGAAAAGAAACCTAAAGGAGCACCAGACTTCCATCATTCAGATGCACCTGATGCTGAAGGTAGATTTAAAGATCTTTCTATAAAGGATTTAGCAGCATGGTTAATTAAAACCAGAAAGAAAGATGTTAAAAAGATTAGTGGTTCTTTAACTCAGCAAATAGTTTTTAATAGAAAAAGCGATCCTAAGTATGCTGAAAAGATGGAAAAAACCAGAAAAGAAGTTTACAAACAATTAGGTAGAGAAGATTTATTAAAAGAATCTGTTGATACTGAAAGTGGTCTAGGTAAAGTTTATTTAGCATTAAGAGAAGATAGTGGACAAAGGTGGTGGACTTATAAAGGTTTTGCTGGAAATAAGTTTTTTGTACAAGTTCATGAAAACAACATGAATGATATTGATATTAATCCAGACTATCCAGTATTAACATATCACTCAGATACAGTTAATAAGTTAATTAAAGCTGGTAAGATTAAAAAAGAAAATGTTTATAATCACCCAGACCATATATCAAAATCTGGTTCTAAAGAAGAATTTCATAAATTGGTTGGTGAAGATGAAAATATACCTAAGACAGTATATTCTAAGAATGATGCATTAGAACAATTAGAATTTCCTATTATTGCAAAACCTGCAGAAGGTCATAGCGGAAAGGGTATTCAGATCATTAATAAACCAGATTTAATGGAAGATGTAGATGAAAAGATCTTTGATACATTTTCAGAATATATTGATAAAGAAGAAGAACATAGATTTATAAACTTTAAAGGTAAGCCTATCTTTTGGATGGAAAGAACTCCATTAAATGAAAAAGCTAAAACTGGTAAAGGTAGTGCTAAAAGTGAAATGGAATTTGGTTATGCAAAAAGGAGCTTAAGTGATTTACCTAAAGATTATAGAAAAGTATTAGAAAGGTTCTGTAAGATCTATGAAGATTTACCTTATATGTGTTTTGATGTAATGAAAGGTAAAAATGGAAAAGTATATATTATTGAATCAAATGCACAACCTGGAGTACCTTTTGATTCAACTGTTGAGGCTTATAAGCATATCTATGAAGATTTTTATAAGAAACCTCTTGATAAAGAAAGTTTAACTAAACTAGAAGAATACGCAAATACAATGATTGAAAAGACCCTCAAGAAAGACGGAGGCAAAAGATTTTCAATTAAATAGAAAAAAGTTACCAAAAACTTTTCAGTTCCCAACTATTTTGTTTATATTTATACTGTATTATATGAAACAATACACTGTAAAACAATTATATGAATAAAGAAATACCTAAAGATTTTTATATTACTTCTGATACCTGGTTCGGTAGACCACAGATTCTTCAGATTGCCAACAGACCTTTTAATGATGTAGAAGAAATGAATACAGCATTAATAAAAAATTGGAATAAGAAGATTAAAAAGTCTGATGTAGTATTTCATTTAGGAAATTTTGCATGGGATCCAACAACTGCTCGTAAAGTACTTAAAAAATTAAATGGAAGAATATTCTTTTTAAAAGGTAGTGCAGATAAAGCATTAGAGGAAGTTATTAATGAATTTCCTAAAGCTGAATTTTTTAAGGATGCTATAATGGAATTAACTGATTTTGATGCTGTCATTTGTCATTACCCATTAGCTTTTTGGAATGGTAAAGATTCAGGAACTATTCATATACATGGTCATACAGTATTTTCACATAAAACAAATCTCACAATTGAAAACAGATTTAATGTCTGTTCTGATTTCTGGGATTACTCACCTATAAATTACCTAACCTTAAAAGATTTTATAAATGGCTAAAAGAACAAAGAAAACTTACAAAGAACTTGCAATAGAATTTAAAAAGACACGAAGAGAAAGTGTATATAATGAATTGTATGCTAAGATGAGACCAGGCCTATGGTCATATACAAATAATATTGTAAAAGATCCACATGTTGCTGATGATATTGTTTCAACAACTTTAACAACTGTGTATTTAAAAATTGATCAATACAATGAAGATTACCAAATCACAACATGGGCATATCGTATTGCATATAATGAATGCATAGGTTGGATAAGATACAGAAATAGAAAGGTAAGTATGAATGCATTTACGGATAAAGGAATTGATCCTCCAACATTTATGTTACCAGATATTGACACAGATAATTCAATGCCACCAACTGAAGCAGATCACTGGGAAGCAGAGCATCGTTTAACTGAAAAGGTGAGATTAACTACAGAAGCAATTAAAGCTTTACCTCCAATGTATAAGAGATTTATGGAAGAAAGATTCCTAAATAAGAAGTCATATAATGATATTTTAGATATTATGAAAAGCTGCGAAAAGGGCATTAACTTGCAAACTGTGAAAAACCGCATATTTCGTGGAAGGAAAATAGTCAGAAAACAATTAGAAAGTATGAAAGTCTTCTCCGAAGCCTAAATACATAAAAAACAGATAAAACTATGTACATAACAGATTTATATAATGAAATTAAAGTTTGGAATAAGATAAGATCTATTGCAAAGAAAGCAGAAGCTGAATTAAAAGAGAAAGGATTCAGAGTTGATTGGGTAGGAAGAATCTACACTGTCATTAATTTACCAGAAGAAGTAGTCTCTGCACCTATCTCACAAGAAGGATACGTATTAATGCAATTAAGAAAGCATGATAAGTTTTTATTAGAGTTAGGTATTGCCGATTATGTTTCTCCAGAATTTAATCCAATACCAGATACTAATTCATTCTT